GTGTTGGGGTTTCATTGCATTGATTCCAAGTAGTGTATCCTTCAGGGTATGTTGGTTTACATACGTAATACGCTCCTTCTAATGATGGGGTTATGTTAAGTATATCTCCTGTCCCTATTGGGTTAGGATTACCTATTTGATACCATGTAAGTGTAAGTGATATTTCAGGTCCAGATGGATTATATCTATAAGCTTCATTTGTAGCAGTCCATTGTGTTGAATTTCTATTAGGGACAGTTACAGAAAAATTTCCATCTTCATTATGTAATCCTTGAACTGCGGTGCCATTAGACCAACTTGGACAATTTGGTTTATCTTGGATGTAATTTTCAATTATGTTTGAAGATTCATATATCACAATATGAAATGTTCCTTTTAAATTAGTACAAGAATACATTGGAACATTTATCCAACTTACTACTAATTTTCTACATGGTGCTGTTCCTTGAATTTGGTATCTAATTTGACCTTCAACTCCAGGACGCCAATCTTGCCAAGGTCCCATTATGCAATTTTTTGGAACCATTCCTGTATTGTCTGGTATAGTAGTTGAAAGGAATGTTATGGGTTGCCCACTTGAAAAAGAAATCCATCCATTAGTTCCTACGTAAAATTGATCATATGCTTGTCCAAAAAAACTAAAAGTAAACCCTATATTAAATGGGCCTTGCTCATCATCATCATACATGGATAATAAAGTTCCTGTATTAGTTTGGGTAACATATGGTATATTTATTGCTTCGTATTCTGTGGTTTGGTTTGGGTTAGGAGTAGCAATACATTGATTGATATCAGCAAATAATATTGTTGAAGGTGTATTATATGGTAAATATAAGTCGGGGCCTAAATAAGCACATTGTTGAGTGTATCCTACACTAACAATAAATAAAAACAAAACCTTTATTAAATTTTTCATAATTTTTAATTTATTTAAATATACGAAAATTTATAATAAAATCCAAACATCCAAAACAAAAGCCCCAATAAAATTGGAGCTCTTATAATTTTTATATTTAAAATATATTAGTAGTTCAAGATACAATAATCTGGTTGTACTGTAACTGTAATGTTAACAGGTGTACCATCATCATCCCAGCTGTAATCTCCAAAGTTTACTTCTGTAATAACTGCTCCCATAATTCTCCATTCAGAAACGATATCACCTACAGGGCCTATCACGTTAAATGTAATGTTTTTCTTATAGAAATCAGAATAACCATCTCTACCAGTTACAGATTCATGACCCAAACGTACCCATTCCATTACTGCTTGAGCAGCAGAAGGAGTAATTGACTCATACATTGTAAATTGGATAGTATTCCAAATAGTTTTTCCTTTTACATAACGTTGAACGTTAATGTGGTTAAGAGCAACAGCTGTTTGACTCAAAGAAACAGCACCAACTCCTTTAATTAAGTATGCGGGTACACCATCTAAATAAAGGATGAATCGGTTGGTTTGTTTTGGTTCAAACGCAGTAAAAAATATTTCGTTTGGAGATAAAATTGCCATTTTATTTTAATTTAGTTTTGTTTTGTTATAAATATTCAATTTTTAAATTTTTATCCAGGAAATTCAGCTCCTGTTGGTAACAAGATAAAATCTAAGGAAATGAATTCTGCTGTTCTAGTTGGTTGAATATATATCTGTCCTACTAATTGATTTTGATCAATTACTGCTGGTCCGTTATTAGATTCATCCATTATTACTTTGTAAGCATAAAGTCCTTGTTTTTGTTGGATAATATCCAAATAAGGGGTTACTCTTGCTAAAAAGTTATTTCTTGTAGCTATAGTATTTTGTTCAAATACAATTGTATCAGCAATTTGACGAATATATGATTTTAATTCAATCATTAATCTTCTAACATTTACACGGTCAAGAGCTGAAGCTGTTTTCTGTAATGTTTTTTGTCCGAATACTACAACACCTTGTTTAGGTAATGTTGCGATTGGGTTGATATTATTGGCGTATAACGTATCTCTATTACCTTGTGATAATTTATATTGAGCTTGTAATACTGTGTTTAATCCACCACGATTAATACCTGCTGGTGCAAACCAAGGAGCAGATACTTTATCATTAAATGCATACACACCTGGAATTACTGTTGAAGCTGGTACCCAAACATGTTTTCCTGTTGCTGGGTCTATAATTCGGACCCAAGGCCAGTAAGCTGCTGCATATGAAGTATCTCTGGTTTGTGCTTGTGTTACGGCATTTCCTAATGAGCTATTGTAAGATGTCAAATCTACAACATACATACTATCACCTCTAGCAATTGTGTTAGCAATAATGTTAGTTACTTGAGCAGGGTGAGTATCATCTAATAAACCAGGAGCAAATAATAAGTTATATTGGTATGCTTCAGCATTTCCTAGTAAAGCAATCATAGTATCGTAGTCACTACCTACTAATCCTTGAGTATTTGTTCCTATAGTATCATATAAATTAATAGAAGCACTTACAGTACCTTGAGCATTATAAAAAGCACCTCCAGCTGATCCACTTCCATTAGTAGGAATTGAAGCTGTATAAGCAGATACTGCAATACCGTTAGAATCAAAATAATTTGGTGTTGGGTAATTAACAGATTTTACTCTAATATATTTTGAACTATTAGGGTAACTTCCAGATAATTCCATTTGATTTTCTGTAGAGTTATAATTCAATACTTGGTCTCCAATTACTCTAGAAATATAACGAGAAGAGTTAGGGTCTAATGTTAAATTATTCCATGATTCAAGAATAACTTTATTATTTTGAGTATCATTTCCTCTTCTAACCAATAAATTAAATGTTCCAGATCCTGTGTTTGAGTTAGTAACTTCCCAACGAATATTATCAGATGATCCTGATACTAATGAACCTGAAGCTCCTAGCATGTTTGATCCTGAATTGTTCATGATTACTCCTTCTGAAATAGTTTCAATAACAAAAGAAGAAGAAGCAGCGTTTAAATAATTAGGAATTGTAGTACTAATTGCTGGGGTCCAAGATGACCCAGCTCCGGATACAACTCTTGTTACTAGTAATGAAGTTCCTCCATAGTTAAAGTAATTAAAAGCAGCAATTGAAGTTAAATAAGAATAAGAATTACCTCCACTAACAAAAGATTCTCCAAATAACAATTTAAAATCTGAATAAGAAGTTACTAATGTTGGGTTTTCAACTGGGCCTTTAACTGTAGGGCCTATTATAGCAGCTCCTGCTTGTACGGGCTGCCCTGTTAAAAATGTGTTATCTATTTCACTAATTGCTACTCCAGGAGATACTGTAAATTGTGCCATTTTATTTTTTTATTATAAATATTAAATTTTTTTTAAAAATCTAGGTTAAACTGGGAAGGTTGCACCTGTAGGTAATATGTTAAAGTCTAGTATAATAAACTCAACGCTTCTTGTAGGTTGGATGTAAATTTGTCCGATTAATTGGTTTTGATCTACTACATTTGGTGGATTATTAGATTCATCCATAATTACTCTATATGCAGTTAACCCTTCTCTTTGTTGTATAGAAGCTAAATAAGGATTAATTATGCCTAAGAAATTATTTCTAGTAACAGTATTATTTTGTTCAAAAACAAATGTATCAGCTACTTGAGAAATATAATTTTTTAATTCAATTAATAAACGTCTAACATTAACACGGTCAAGAGCACTTGCTTTTTTCTGTAGTGTTTTTTGTCCAAATACTGTTACGCCTGTGTTAGTAAAAGTAGCAAGTGCATTTACATTGTTTTCGTATAGTAAATCTCTATTAGCTTGAGTTAATATCCTTTCAGTTTGAACTGCTGTTGTAATTACTCCTCTATTAATACCTGCAGGTGCAAACCAAGGTTCGGCCACATTATCATTAAAAGCATATACTCCAGGTATCATAGTTGAAGCAGGAACCCATACTTGTGTGCCTAAAGTAGGATCAAGAGTTTTTACCCAAGGCCAATAAGTAGCAGCATATGAAGTATCAAAAGTTAAAGCATTTGTAGTAACAGGAATAATATTAGAATTATACCCAACAACATCAATTATAGCCATTGAATCTCCTCTTTCTTGGACCATAGTAATTAATTGGTTAACTACAGGATAATGAGTAGCATAATTAGTACTATCACCTATTAATCCAGGAACTGTTATAAAATTATAATTATAAGCATCTTGGTTAGCCAATAAAGAAATAGATTCAGTATAAGAATTAGCACTTAACCCTTGAATATTAGTGTCAGAAATATTTTGGTAATATGCTCCTGATATTCCTGTAGGTATGTTGCTTCCTTTTCCATCTCCAAATGTTCCTATAGATGATGTAGGAAGAGACCCAGTAAATTCAGGTTTTGGATTTCCTACATTGTCAAAATAATTTGGAGTAACAAGATTTACTTGTTTAACTCTAACATATCTAGATTGATTAGCATAATTTCCAGAAAGTTGAACGTAATATTCACCTGTAGATGGGTCATTTTGGATAGTTTCAATTTGATTCCCTATAACTTTTTCAATATAGTTAGGTGCAAATGGGTCTAATGATAAATTACTCCAAGTTTCTAAAATAGATGGAGATGTAGCCGTATCATTACCTTGTCTAATTAGTAGTGTAAAAGTTCCAGTAGTAGTATTCGGTCCTACTATTTGCCATCTATAATTATTAGCTGAGCCACTTAGTAATGTTCCATTAGACCCTGTAGGGCCTGTGCTATTCATAATTACCCCTTCGGCTAAAGTTTCTAAAGTAAATACATTTACATTATATGGGGAACCAGCTGGGTATGCAGACGCTGAGATAAATGATGAAGTAGCTGGGGTCCAGTCTGTGGTTGTGCTACCACTTACTACTCTTGTTACAAGTAATGATGTTCCTCCATTATTAAAATAATTATAAGCAGAAATTGAAGTTAAATATGAATATGTTTGACTTCCACTTAAAAAAGTAGTGCCAAATTTGTTTACAAATTGACTATATGTAGTAATTAAAGTAGGAATACCTACTTTCCCTTTAACTGTTGGTCCTATAATAGCGGCCCCCGCTTGAATAGGTCCTTGTGTGATGAATGATTGATCGTTCTCTATAGCTAATACACCAGGTGATACAATTGTTTCTGCCATTGTAAATAAATTATTTTATTATAAATATGATATGTTAGAGAACAAATTAATCTATTTGTACTATTTCACCAGTTTCTGGGTCGATATTAGATTTTCCATATTTGGTAAGAATAGATTGGTGGAATTCTTTTTCTTTAAGTGATAGTTCGTTTAAAAATTCTTTAGTTGTTTTAGAACGATTTTCAATTTGTAATTTTATTAATTCAATCTCACCTAATTCCATTATTATAGCTTGAGTACTTTGTTGAATTGATTTTAAAGTTTGTAATTCTTCTTGGGTTAAAAACTTTTTTTCTGTAACGATTCCCATAATTTATTATTTAGTTTAATTTATACAAAAGATGCACTCATCCACGTATTATTAGTTTCTGAGTAGATATGTAATGAGCTAGATGCATCATTCCAATACATCATTCCTGCTCTTGGAGAGCCATTAATTGTTTGTGCTATAGGTATACGAAAATACCCCGTGCTATTATCTCCGGCTTGGCTAAAATTAAGTTCAGTTCCTGTGGTAGATTCTAGTATGCTATTATCAGTAAAAATTCCATTAATATTTAAAGAAATAGGGCCCGTATTATCTGTTACGTCAAGAGCAAAACTATTAATAGATACAGCGTTTCCTTGCATTGCAAAAGATCCAGTTAATCCTAAAGAACCAGATAATGTAATATCATATGCTTCGGTTCCTGCAAAAGCATCAATTGATTGAGTAACATGCCAAGCTTCTACTGTGTTACCTGTAGTAATGCCTGCTTTAGATAAAGTGTTTGCCAT